CTATTTCCGCCCCATCGGCCCGTCGGTCACCGCACGGAGCACCGCCATCAGCACCCCGATCCCGACGAGGACCGGCCCCACCCTGTCGGCCGGCACGATCGTGGTCCAGTCGGTCGCCTGGAGGACGCCCATGACGGCGATGGCGAGCGAGGCCAGGAGCGTCTTCCAGCCCTTGACCGCATTCCAGGTTTCCATGATCCGGTTCATGTCCGATCTTCCTTCGCTGGTGTGAAAAGGCGGGCCAGTTCGCCCCGGTACCGCACCGCCAGGAACACGCCCGCCACGGCCACGCTCGCTACCGCCGCGCCCGCCGCCCAGAGCAACGCGTCGGACGGCGCCGCCACCGCGGCGACGGCGGCTGTCGCCGCGGCTCCGGCCGCGGCCGTTGCCCCGTTCGTGCGCGCGGCCACATCGCGGGCGAGGCTGGCCCGCGTCGCCGGGCCGACGATCCCGTCGGCGACGAGATCGGGATGGCTCCGCTGGTAGGCGACTACCGCCGCCTTGGTCAGCGGCCCCCGGATGCCGTCGACGGCGCCACGATAGAACCCGAGCGTGGCGAGCTGCTTCTGGTAGGCGAGCACCGCGGCCGTATCGGCGCGGTCCGCGGGCAGGGTCGTGCCGTACTTGCCCTCGAAGATCAGCCGCGCCTCGGCTTCGCGACGCCGGACAAGCCCGGCGATCCGCCTCCCGCCCGCCCTCGTCCAGTCCATGAGGCCATCGCGGGCGGCAGCATGATTCCCGGCGCGATAGGCTTTCGCCCACGACGCACGGGCGATCGCCCCGGTATTGAAGTCGAAGGACACCGCGCCGTCGAAAACTGTCTGCGCCACGGCCCCGAGGGTGGCCCCCACTCGCCGCTCGTAGGCGGGCAGGTCGCGTGCGAGGATGGCGAAGGCCTCCTCCCGCGTGATCGTCATGCCGGCCACGGGCTTCGGCGCACCGGCCGCGGCCGTGTGGCCGACCCCGATCGTCCACACGCCGACAACGTCCCGGTAGGCCCTTGTCACCACGCCTTCATGGGTCGCAACAAAGGCCACGCCGTTCGCGCTCGTTCTCATGATGCTGTCCTGATGTGGGGGGCCGAAAGTCGTGAAGTTCCATGCCGGGACGACGGCGATCTCCCCGACTTGGGCGCATGTCGCTGCCGAACCGTCAGCCGGCGGTGCGCCGCGAACGCCGGGAGCTGTGGCGGGTCTCGCGGCGAGCTCTAGAGGTACTGTCCGCCCGTCGACGTGCTGCCCGCCGTCGAGCCTGGGAAATAACTCCCGCCGCTGGCGGTGATGATGACGCCGTTCGCGTTGGCGGCGTATCGGGGGCCGGTGATGGCGAAGGCCCCGAGCGTGAATGTCGAGCCGACGGAAACCAGGTAGCCGAGGTTCCCGGCCGTCGCGAACCCGCTGGAGTAGGTGACATTGGCGGTCAGGGCGTAGGTCACCGTGTAGCTGAAGACGCTGCCGAAGCCCTCGGCGCGCAGGAACCCTGCGCCACCGCCGCTGATGCTGTTGGCGCTTCCGCCCATCGTGACAACGCCGCCGCCCCCGCAATAGACGCGGTAGTTCGTCGTCCCCGCATATTCGTTATTGCGCGCGGTCACGGCGCAGCGCGAACTCACCGCGAGGTCCTGCGCGCTGCCGGATGCGAGCTTGAAGCCGGCGATGACGAACGCGCCGAGCGCCGTGCCGCTGCCGACCGGGTATCCCGAGGCAACGTCGATGAAGACGTTCGCGGGCGTCGTTTCGTCACCGATGAACTCTACCGTCCCCGCGCCGACCACCGTCTTCAGCGTCAGGCCGGCCGCATAGGTCCCGGCCCGGACGTTGACCGTGACCGTGAAAGTCGAGATGTCGAGCGCGGCGATGACGTCCATCGCCTTCTGGAGCGTGAGGAAAGCGCCGCCGGCGCTGTCGGCGAGGCCGTTGTTGCTGTCCGAGCCGTCGGTGCGGACGTAGTACGTCCGGCCGACCGTGAGCTGCTCGCGCTGCTGGACGTTGAGGACGCTGCCGAGCCCCACATCCGCCTTGACCAGGGCCAGCGAGGCCTTGAATGCGCTGAAGGTCGACGCCTTGATCAGCCTGCCCGTGGTGCCGTCGAACAGCACGGGGACACCGTCGGTGACGGAGGCCGGGCCGATCACCGCGCCGTCAAGATTGGCCTGGGCCACGGACCAATGGGAGCCGACGGTCGCCTGGTCGCCCGCCGCCGTGCCGTCGCTGAGGCAGAGGATCAGATCGCCCGCCTCGACGTTGACGCCCGAGACGCCGCCGACCTTGCCGGCGACGCTCACCCGCCAGGTGCCGCCGCGGTCGCTGGCCGGATAGTCCGGGCTGCCCGAGCAGTCGATCACGCCCTTGAACACCATCGCGTCCTGCGCGGCGACGATCGCATCGACATACTGCTTCGTGGCCGCGTGCATCGCCGCCGAAGGGTCGGACACGAGCGAGGTGAGCCCGGTACCCTTGTCGATGCGGATTGCCTCGGTCCACGCCGCGCCATCAGCCGATACCTTGAAGACGAAGTCGGCGTCACCGGCGAGCCCGACTTCCGCCCGTCCCGAGAATCCGCTCTGGAAGAGGAGCGAAGCGGTGTCCCCGTCTGCCTCCTTGCTGATCATGAACCGCACGTCGCCGGTCCCGCCGTCGGCGGCCGCCACCCCGGTGAAGAGCACCGCATTGGACCGCACCGCGAGCCGGTTCGTATCGTCGGCCTCGGTATTGACCCCAAGCCGCGCGACAGCGCCGAGGAAGCTCCCGATCGCCGACCATGCTTCGTCGTGCCGCACGAGCACCGCCTCGCTCGCCGCGTCGAAGGCCACCCATCCCGGCTTTGCCTCAACCAGCACCCAGGCCCCGTCGATAAACGCAGCGACCCCGCCATCATGCCCGGCCCAGTCGCCGGTGGCGCCATCAGCCACGATGTACCGGTCGCCCTCGGCCGGACTCCCCGGTGGCGCGGTCAGCGTCGTATCGATCACGGCGAGCTGCACCACGGTGTCGAGCCGGTTGAGCGCGTCGTTGTGGGTGACATGCTTCTGCGCCTGCGCCGCCGCCAGATACGGCAGGCCGAGATGGGTCGTTTCGGTCATGAGCTTCCGACTCTCTTGAGATGACGGGACGTCGCGGGTTCCCCCACCACCTCCCCGCATGCCCGCGCCGGGTGGCAGGTCTGCCGAACGGGAAGAAAAGTTGGCTGCGGCGTCCGGGGTGCCTGTCAGACCCCGAACACCCGTTCCGCCGGGATGCCCGGCCCTTCGGTCGCACTGACCTGCCGGATTCGGACGCCGATCGTGTCTGGCAGCATGCCGAAGTCGGCGGTCTGCTCGGCTGCCGCATAGACGAAGGTCGGCGCCGGAACCGTAACGCTCCGCACCACCGAGGCCCCGTCGAGTATGTCCACGACGTAGGCCTCGCCCGCCTCGCCGAGCGGCACCTCGACCGGTTCCCAGGCGTCGCCGCCAATCCGCGTCTGCCGCACCCATGCGACTGCCACGTCGCCGCTGCCGTCCCGCATCGCGGAGGGCCGAACGGGCGGCAGGCACCTGAGCCCGCGCCGCGCCGCCGCCAACCCGACATCGACGAAGAGCTCCGGGTCATAGACCGTGTCCGACGGGCCGCAGCGCGCCGTGAGCGCGAGCCCCGCTTCCGCCTCGCTGATCGCGAGCGCGGTGACGGCGGCATTGAGGAGGACGAAGCGGGCGCCCGCGACATGACCGCCGGCCGCCACGTCGCCGGTGCCGCCCTGCCCGCGAAGGAGGCCCGAAAGCCGCCACGTGCTCGCATCGAGCATCGTCGCGTCCCGGAACTGGATCACCTCGAACCCGGTCTCGGCGGAACCGATCGCCGCGACGTTGCCGCCATTCAGCATCGCGATCTCGGGCAGGCTGGCGAGCGTTCCGCCGAACAGCCGCACCGAGACGCTGTTCGCCCGGTCAGAACGCCACAGCGGCCCCGGCCCAAGCGCCGCGGTCAGTTCGCCCATCACCGCCGCCCGCTCGATCGCCTGCCGGGGCAGAAACCCCGCCCCCGCGGCGCCGAGCGCGACGGCAACAGCTCCCGGCCACGGCCTCGCGAAAGCCGCAACCCGTGGCGCATGCGGCGGCTCGTCGCCCGTAAGCAGCGGCAGGTCGATGAACATCACTTCCGGCGGCGAAGGCGGTGCGGTGCGACGCGGCGGGTGCACGCGCGGCGCATCTGGCGTCGGCGACAGGATCGCCGGGTCGATGCTCCGCGCCTCGATGCGCCGCGCCGCGCCGTCCTCGATCCGCGTCACCATCAGCGTCCGGGTCAGGCCCCGTACGGTGACGTCGCAGACGTCGCCGGCCTCGACCGCCTGCGCGGCCCGCGGCAGCGCGAAGCTCGCCGTCTCGCGGCCCGCCCAGAGGTCCTGCAGCATCGCGTCGGCGAGCCCCCGCGCCACGGCGTGGCTCATAGCGACGCCCGTCATGCTGCGGATAGTGCGGCCGCTGCCGGTCACCAGCCGGCGTGCGCTCGCCTCGGTCGCGCGGAAATCGGCGAGCGGATCGTTGAAGCCGATGGCGATCTCCTGCGGCAGCTCGGTCTCCTGAGCGCGCCGCAGGCTGAACAGCGGCCGGCCCGGCTCGTCGACCAAGTCGGCATCGCCGAAGGCCGCCATCGTCTTCCGGCCGCGCGGCGCGATGCGGATCGCATCGCCCGACTCGAACGCCTCGAACATCAGGAGCGAAGCGAGCGGCTCCAGCGCCTGCCGCGCCGAGACGACGCCATCGATCAGGTAGCCGTCGACGATGCCGTCGAGCTCGCCGACCGCAACGCCCTCGATGCCGTAGTCGGCGAGAATCCGCGCGACCAGCTCGGATGCCGGCGCCGCGCCGAGCCGCCCCGTCAGCCAGTGTCCCGTGTCCCAGTTCTCGCCATCCCCCCACACGTCGAGGAGATAGGGGAACGCCGGGAACGGACGCGCATCCCAGGTCCAGAGGTGCGTGCGGCCATACCGCACCATCCGCTCGCCAATGACCGTCGAGACCGGGTTGCTGCCGGCGACGTGGCCCGGATCGCCTGGGTCCCAGGCCGACAGCACCGCCTCGCAATAGCGCCGCTGCATGAGGTCGTCGCGACCCTCCGTCGAGTAGTGAGGGAAGGCGCTGGCCGACGACTTGGGGTCGGGAAACACATTGGGCTGGTTGGCGCCCTTGTCGACCGCCGGGCAGCCCACCTCGGTCAGGCGGATCTGTTTCCCCTCTGGCACCCAGTCGGTCGGGCTCCCCGCCTCGACGCCGCCCGGTCGGTTGAAATGCGCGCTCCCCCACCACGACTTGAGGTCCTTGAACCGGAACACCCACGGCTTGCCGTAGGCCCCGTCGGTGATCGCCGTGCGGGTCTGGGCGTCCCGATGGGCCTTGCTCTGGTAGTACCAGTCGAAGCCCTCGCCGCCGGCCACGTTTGCCCGGAGATAGGCTGTGCTCCGTCCGGAGTCCCAGGCCGACGCGTCGAGATGATCGCTGCCGTCGCGCCAGTCGGCGAGCGGCATGTAGTTGTCGATGGCGACGAAGTCGATGTCGTCATGCGCCCAGAGCGGATCGAGATGGAAATACACATCGCCTGAGCCGTCGCTCGGGTGATGACCGAAATACTCCGTCCAGTCGGCGGCATATGAGAGCTTCACCGACGGCCCAAGGATCGCGCGCACGTCCTCGGCAATCGCCTTCAGCCGGTTGACGAAGGGATAGGTATCCGCGTCGGAGCGAAGCGTCGTCAGGCCCCGCATCTCCGAGCCGATCAGGAACGCATCGACGCCCCCCGCCACGGCGCAGAGCTTGGCATAGTGGAGGATGAAGCGCCGGTAGCTCCACTCGTCCGGCCCGTCATAAAGGATCGTGTCCCCGGAGTGGGAGTAGTCGCCGGGCTCGGCCGTGCCGGTGAAGGCCGCGATCTGATCGGCCGCCGTCGACGTCTTGTCAGGCGACCCTGAAACGCCCGGCGCCTTCGACGCGGTGATCATGCCCCGCCACGGATACGCCCCCTGCTCGGCCCCACCATAGGGATCGTTCAGCCCGTTCCCATGCGGCACGTCCATCATCACGAACGGGTAGAACATCACGCTCAGCCCGCGCTCATTGAGGTCGCGGATCGCCGCCACCACGGAGGCGTCGGACGGCGTGCCGCCGTAGGCCGAACGGCCCTGGTGCTTGCTGACGAGATGCGCCGCGCCCCGGAGCTGGCCCGCGACGCGCCAGGCGCCGGGCGCGGTCACCATCGTCTGCGACACCACGCCCGGCCGGATTTCGCAGTGGTTGGCGCGGAGGTCGTTGCCGAACCACGCCGCCACCAAGCCGACGCTCTCGAGGTTCGGGCAGAGGTCCTGGAGCTCGCCGACCGCGGCCTTCCAGTCGGTTGCCGCCCGGTCGGTGTGGTCGTTGAGCGGCTCGCGATCCCCCGGCCCATGCACCTGACGCACCTTGGTCGGGCTGTAGCCGAACTCGGTTGCGCCGGGGATCATCGTCACCGACCGCATCTGCTGCTCGAGGCGGCCGACCGGACGGATCACCTCGAAGGAGAAGTGCGGCACCCGGTTGCCGAACTTCGCAAGCGGCAGCCGCTCGAACACGATATTCGCCGTGTCCCGGTAGGCCGGCGCCCGGCCGTTCCCCTGCTTCGCCTCGATCAGGCTGTCGGGCTCCTGCCCGGCCGTGCCGCGGTGGAGCCGGTAGCTGGCATTGTCGAGCGCGAACGGCTTGCCGTCGGCCCAGACCCGGTTGATGCGCGCGATCGGCCCCTCGCACAGTCCGACCGCGAAGTTGGCGAAGTACCGGAACTGCTTGACCGTCGTCTCGCTCGACCCGCCCTTGCCGCCCTCTGCGTCGTCCTCGCGTACCTCCTCCTCGAAGCGCGTCGCCCAGATCATCTCGCCGGTCACCCGCACCCGCCCGTAAACCCGCGGGATCGGCGCCCCCTCCCGCGAGGTCTGAACGTCGAGATCGGACAGCCGCCCGCTCTCGACCGTCCGCTCCGCCGCGAACAGCGACTGGTCGAGCGCATAGCCGGCAACCGCGCCGACGGCGCGCCCGATCACCGCCCCGACCGGGCCAAAGATCGAACCGACCGCCGCACCGGCGGTGGAGAGTAGAAGCGTAGCCATGGTGAATACCAATCGTGGATGACGCGCCCGAACCGATTGCACGGGCTCCCGCGCACAGGATTCGAGACCGAGGCTGAAGCAGCGGGGTCGCATTCCGGTCGGCCGCAAGCCCTTCAGCCGCTCGTCCCCGCGCACGCGGGGACCCAGTTTGTTCAACCGCGACGGCCCCCTATGACGGGCTGGATTCTCGCGTGCGCGGGAATGAGCGGGTATCGCGGACCGCCGCCACGCTAGCCCCCCGGAAACCGGAACACATACGCCAGCCGCCGACGCCACCACGGCGTCAGCGCGGCGAAGGCCACCGCCGCGCCTTGGTGCGCGTGCACGAACCGGCCTGCGTCGACCACGATGCCGGCATGCTTCGCCGGCAAGTTCTCGCGCCAGCGGAAAAGAACCACGTCCCCCGACTCTATAGCGTCCGCCGTCACCGCCGTCATATGCCGCGCCGCCGCCTCGGCCAGCGTCTCCCGGCCCGCCGCCTCGGCCCAGTCCGGCGTATAGCCCGGCGCCGCCTCCGGCTCGTCGCCGTACACCGCCCGCCACACGCCGCGCACCAACCCGAGGCAGTCGCAGCCGACGCCCTTCAGCGACGCCTGGTGACGATACGGCGTCCCCACCCAGCTCACCGCCTCCGCCACGATCGCCGCGCGAAGCACCAACGCTTCCGCGCCCCCTCTCCCCTCGTGGGAGAGGGTCGGGGTGAGGGGGTTCCGGGCCTCGATCATCTTGGCACCCTCACTCCACCACCGGCTTGCCGTCATTGTCCTCGCCGCGCCGCGCATAGGTGAGCGCGAAGTCGTTGCCCGGCATGTGCGGGAAACCACGGAAATTGACGCCGTTCGAGAATTTCCCCCGGCAGGTCACGAACCGCTTGTCGCACCCGGCCGTAACCGTGAACCCGTCGCCGGGCGCAATGTCCCGATGCATCGGCTGCCACAGCCCGATCGCCGCCGCGCTGGCCTCGATGCGATGCGTCCGCACCTCCGCCGACCGCCCCGCATTCGCTCCGCTTGTGAAGGTCAGTCGCCCGCGCTCGAACCAGCCCCTGGCAAAGGCCGAAAGCCCGCTCGCCGAGAATCCCCGGCGGTCGCCGGCCGCCGTCACCGTCCCGCTCCCGCGGAACCCCGCAGCTTCGAGGTCCACCCCGCAACGGCCGTCGCCGACATCGGCATCGCAGGTCGGGCGGAAGGTGCGGCCCCGGGTCTCGTCGAGGGCCGCCGCCAGCCCGCGGATCTCGGCGCGGAACGCGCCGTCCTCGCGCGTCACCTCGCCCAGCCGCCCGACCCGGAGCAGGTGTCGCTCCGACGGCGTCGACCAGTTGACGAGATGTACGCTCACCTCGGCATTGTCGAAGAGCCCCGCCGCGAGGTCGTCCGGGTCGAGCCGGTCGGAGGTCAGCGCCCCGAGCACCTCCATCCCGCCCACGGCAAATCCCGTCCCGCTCACGTCCTCGCTGGCGTCGAGCCCGTCCGTCGGCTCGAACGCCGTGCCGTCAAAGACCAGCGTCCGGTCGTGGTCGGTGAACCCGAGCACGGCGCCGTCGCCCCGCTCGATCCGGACGCAGCGGCAGAGCGTGGTGACACGCGCATCGAGATGCGCCTGCAGCGCGGCGGGAAGCGATCGCATGTGCGTCATCTGCATGTCTGTTGGAGGCAGTCGGTAGTGGGCAATCGGCAGTCGGAAAAGGGAGTGACTGCCGACTGCCTACAGCCTGATCTCCACCAGCGGGATCGCCGGGATGTCGCCCGCGGCGAAGCTGGTGAGGTTGATGTCGAGTTGGTCGGTGTCGAACCGCACCGGCACGTCGAACTCGAACCCGGCTGTCACCGCAAGTCCCGTCGCCGGAATCGCGCCGCCCGCAAAGGTCACGACGCCGGTCGTCAGGTCGCAGCTCCAGTCCGCGCCCTCCTCCTTCTCGACGCCGTCGACCGCGACACGCACCGTACCTGCCACAGGCTTCCGTATCGCACGGAGCCAGGGCGCATGGAGAGCCCCGTACCGCTTGACGAGCTGGAAGACGGCAACCACGCCGTCACCGGTCCCCACCGTCTGGTCGAGCGGCGTCACCCCCGCGCCGGGCGCGCTCGACTTGAAGTCGATGCGGTCCCGCCAGCGGAATCCATAGAGCCGTCCCCGCCGCTCCTCGAAGAAGGCGACGACGGCATGCAGGTCGTCGAGGGAACGAATTCCATAGCCGGCATTGTATCGCCGCCGCGAGTCCGCCCAGCGCGCGTTCCGCTCCTCGTGCCCCGACCCGAGGGTGACGATCTCGGTGCGGCGCTCCGGGCCGCCGCCGGAGCCGAACGCGATCGCGGTCGGGAACCGCACTTCATGGAATGGCGTCAGCGCCGGCATGTCAGAGTCCCCTCCGTCCGCGGCCCACCGCGCGGGCGAGCATCGCCGTCACCTGCGCCTCGGATCGCCGGAAGCTGTCGGCGTCCGGCGAGGTCACGTTGACGTTCACCACCATCGGCGCGCCACCACCGCCGGCGACACCGAGCCGCCCGTCGGCGCCGCGCTGCAGCGGCCGGATCGCCTCCGATCCCGCCTCGCCGGCAAGGCCCATGCCCCGCGCCAGCGGAAACAGCGTCGGCCCCGCGGTCACCCCGCCTCGGGCAAACAGCTCCGTCCCGCCGCGCGGCGCGAAGGCCGCCGTCAGCCCGCCCAGGGCCCCGCCGATGGCGTTCGCGATCGGCCGCGTCGCCGCGTCGAAGGCGATCGATGCCATCCTCAGCGCCAGGTCCTTGAGCACATCGTCGAAAGCGCGCGCGCCGCTGGCCGCCACCTTGAAGGCGCCAGTGATCGCGCTCGAGAACCCCGCCGCCTCGCGCGACAGCCGGCTCAGCCCGTCGCGCATCGGCTTCGTGTCACAGACCACCTCGACTGAAACGGTGTCGATCGGATTCGGCATCGCGTTCTCCTGTTCTCTCCCGCGGCCCTCACGTCGCGTCCGGAAACCGGCGCATCAGCGCATCGAGCATCGCTCGGTTCGGCGGTGCCGCGTGACTGCCGGTCAGCCCCTCGATCGCCGCCGCAAGCTCCCGCGGTGTCATGGCCCAGAACGCGGCACTGTCGAGTCGGAGCCGCCCGAACCCCACCGCCATCAGCTCCCGCCAGGGAAAGCGCTCAGCCTCCGCATCTTCTTTCATCGGAGATGACCACCTCTTCCGTCACCCCGGCGACGGCCGGGGTCCATCGAGAACGGTGCCGACTGTCGCGAAGATGGACACGTTGGTCCGTCATCGACGGGTTCCGGCCTACGCCGGAGTGACGAAGCGCAAGGTGCAATTGTCCCTCCCTCATGCCGAAGACTTGCCCCGTCGGCCGCCCGGCGGCCCAGCCTCGGAGCGCCCATAGAGGTTGTCACCCTTCCCCGCCGAACGTCGCCCCGAGCAGGTCGGCGACGACGCCCACGAACCCGGCCGCGCCGCCCGGCGCCCGCATCCGCGCCACGGCGTCATCTCCGATGTCGTTGCCGCCGCCGCGCAACCCGGCGCCGATGACCAGAATCGCGTCGCGCGCCGAGAGCTGGCCCGCCTCGAAGCGCCGGGCCAGCCCCATCAGATCTCCCGCCCCGAGCGCCGCCTCGAGCTCGGCCAGCGCGCCGAGCGTCAGGCAGAGCGTGAACCGCCGCCCGTCGAGTTCCGCCCCGACCTCGCCCCTCAACCGGTTCACCATGGTCATGCTGCGGCAAAGGCGATGACGCCGGCGGACTCGAGCGCGATCTCGTAGGCGAGTTCGCCGTCGTGCGAGCCGGCATATTCGAGCGCCGTCACCTGGAACGGTCCGGAGATCGTCCCGAAGTCCGGCACGATCACCTGCCAGTCGCGGATCGTCCCGTCGAAGAACACCTGGCGGATGGTCGCATCGGTCGACGCGTCCTTGAAGATCCCCGAGCCCGAGACGCCGGCCCGCTTCACGCCGGCGCCGGCGAGCAGCTCGCGCCACCGCCCCGACGACTCCGCGTCGGTCACGTCCACGCTCTCGGCGTTGAACGCGATCTGCCGCGAGCGAAGCCCGGCGACGGTCGTAAACCCGCCGCTCCCCGTCGCGTCGATCTTGAGCAAGAGGTCCTTCCCCTTCTGGGCAACCATGGTCAGCCTTCCCTTCTCTCCACCCTGTTTCCAACTGTCATCCCCGCGAAAGCGGGGACCCAGTAAACGATGCCGGTTCAGATCAAGGCGCGCGCGATGGACTCCTTACTCATCTGCCGTGCGATGAGGGATCACGCCTCGCTACCCCGGCTCCGTCACCGCCCTGAAGCGGGCGACGCCATGCCAGGTGATACCGTCGCGGTCCTGCCCGACGTCCGCGGCCTCGAACCGCAGGTTGACCAGCGCATGTCCGTCGAGGTCGAGCGCCGCGTCGTGCAGCGCCGCGCGGATCGCCTCGAGGATGGCCCAGGACGAGGCCTTTCCCGGCTCCCGCGACCAGACGTGCAGGACAAGACGGTGTTCCGCCCCGGCCTCAGTCCCCGTGCTCCAGTCGCCGACCCGCGCATCGCCGAAGGTCGCGTAGGGAAACACCGCGCTCCGGGGCGCGGCATCGAATATCCGGTCGCCGATCGCCGCGCCGACCCCGGCATCGGCAACCAGCGCGGCGAACACTGCCTTCTGGAGCGCAAGCGCGGGATGGGTCATCGCGCACTCCCTTCCGCCGCCGGCGCGACCACCGGCTCCGCCAGCGCATCGATCGACCCGAATTCGCGTGCGAACAGCCCCGTGCCGGTCGCCTCGACGGCATGGTCCGCGTGCCCGCGCCGCACGACCCGCGCCCCAACGCCGGCCGACGCGACGCGCGCCGCGATCGCCTCCGCCTTGGCCCGCACCGCGGCATCCACCGATGGCCGCGCCGCGACCATCGCCCCCAGCGCGCGGATCAGGTCGCCCGCCGTGATGTCGATCGCGCTCATGGCGTCTCCAGTTCCGTCTTCAGCGCCAGGTAGCGCCGCCGCTCGTCGGGGTCGTAGGCGACCAGAATCCGGTAGGCCCGGCCGCGGTAGAGGACCCGCATGCCGCCGGTGACGTCGGCGCGATAGCGCAGGGTCACGACGTGGGTGACGACGCCTGAGAGATGCCCCGCGGCCACGCGCTCGGTCCCCGCCACCGGCTCGACCAGGGCCCATGCCGACGCAAGCGCCGCGAAGGTCGCCGTCCCACCGCCGGCGCCGTCCGGCGCCGTCGCGGCGGCCTCGATCACCACGCGGTGGCGGAGCCACCCCGGATCGAATGCCAGCCGCCTCATAGCGACAGGATCCGGTAGGGCGCGATCAGCGCCGCGAAGCCGAGCGGCAGCGTCTCGCCGCCGCGATCATGGCCGACGGCGCCGCGGTGCTCGTACCAGTGCGCGACGAGCATCATCACGGCGTGGCGGAGCGGCGACGGCACGGTGAGCGTCGTCGCGCCATAGCCCGCGGTCACGTCAATCTCGATCCCGTTCGCCTTGCGCCCCGGCGGCGACGGCGCGGCCTCGCCGAGCACCAGCCGCCCCGGCACCGAGGCGGCGTCGACCTCGTAGTCGTCCGCGTCGACCACCGTCGCGACACCCTCGGCGTCGCGGACCCGTACCGCATCAATGGCGATCAGTGGAGCAGCCGGGATACGCAGGATGCGACGGCGCGGCCAGCGGTCGAGATGGAGGCGCCATTCCTGTTCGATCAGCACCCGCCGGGTCGCCGCCTCGACGTGCAGGCGCGCGGCGACAATGGCAGCGTTGAGAAGAGCATCGTCGTCGTCATGGTCGACGCGAAGATGCGCCTTGACGTCGTCGAGCGACACCGGCTCCATCGCCGGCCCGGTGAGCAGCGTTGCGGTCATGGATGTCTCGGGATGGGAGGGTGTTGAGCAGTCGGCATTCGGCATCACGACGACGACCGCCGATTGCCCCGGAAACGAGAGACGGCCCCGCCGATGTGGCGGGACCGTCCTTCCGGCACGAACCTCAGAGGGAGGGGCGGCTCAGGTCGTGCCGAACTTGAGGAGCTTGATCGCGTCGAAGTCCTGGACGCCGCCGCCGACCCGCTTGGTCGTGTAGAACAGGACGTAAGGCTTGGCGGAGTACGGGTCGCGGAGCACCCGGATGCCGACGCGGTCGACCACCAGGTAGCCGCGGCGGAAGTCGCCGAAGGCGATCGCGTAGCTGTTGGCCGCGATGTCCGGCATGTCCTCGGACTCGGCGATCGGGAAGTTCATCAGGCTTGCCGTGCCGCCGGCGATCGTCGCCGGCTGCCAGACGTAGTTGCCGTCGGCGTCTTGAGCTTCCGCACCGCCGCCTGCGTCTTCCGGTTCATGACGAACGTGGCGTTCTGCCGGTAGCCTGACTTGAGCGTGTAGACGAGGTCGATCAGGCCGTCGGCCGGGTCGTCCTCGGCGAAGCCGGCGGAGACGCCGGTGACGATGTAGCCGATATCCTCCCAGGCCCAGCTCGCCTGCGCCACCTTGTCATAGGCGAGGAAGCCCTTCGGCTTGTTGGTGCCGTCGCCGGTGACGAAGGCGGTCCCCTCCTGCGTGGCGAAGGCGGTCTCGACCTCCTCCGCCAGCCACGCGTCGATGTCGACCGCGGCGTCATCGAGGAGCGTCGCCGTCGCCGCCGGCATGGCGTAGAGCTCCATCGCCGGGAAGGCGAGCTCGGCCAGCGTCGGCGCCGTGGTTTCCGGCCGCGCCGCCGTCTCGCCGACCCAGCCGGTCTGCGCGCCGGTGATCGCGAACGGCTTCTTGTAGACGTTGCCCGAGACCTGGCGGATGCCCGAGATTCCCCGGATCGGCGACACCGACGCGAGCCGGCGGCCGATCTCGCGCTCCGTCTCCTCCGGCACGACATAGCCGCCGTCGGAGCCGACCGCGAGCGACTTCCGCTCCATCGCCCTGAGCCCGTCCTCGCTGCCGCCCCGCACATAGGCGTCGAAGGCTGCCTTGTGCTCGAGGTTCACTGCGGAGCGCGGCCCCTCGGCGCCGAGCTGCGGCCGCCGGCCGCGGAGCAGATGCTGGTCCATCGCCCGCTTCTGCTCGTCGAGCGCCTTCGACATGCGCTCGACCTTCTCCACCGTGACCACGTCGGCGGAGGATTTCCGCTGCAGTTCCTCAATGGCGCGGTCGTTCCCCTCCTTGAAGCTCTCGAAGGTCCGGCGAAACTCGTCGAAGGCCTCGGCGAGCACCGGCTCGCCCGACTTCACCTCCGGCGCCGGCCGGGCATGGCAATGGGTCACGGCTTCCATCGTGTTGTTCCTTTCGTTGGGGATGATGAAGGATGCGATTGCGCGCCCGGCCCCGAACGGGCTCGGACAGTCCCGGCGCGAAGAAGCGCTGCCGCCGGCGCCTCGCGCCACCGGCCGCCCCGCGGCCACACGTATTCGACGATAGCGAAACCATGTCCGAACAGCGTGACGCTGTCAAGGACTATTTTCCTATCATCTCACGTCAATCCCATTCGATTGCGCTACACCCCGAGCGAAGACCGCCGCCTCAGGTCGGCTTGAACCTGCCTTCATCCAGCCCGCGAAGCCGGCTTTCTGCAGTCCCGGCATAAGGCATCCAATGCGAATCCCGGATCGTTTCCAGCGCGCGCTGGGCCGCATCCGGCGCGATAGCGAGCGTGTCCTCTGCCGCGTTCAGCCGCACCTTCAGGTTCCTGTGTGCAAAGAGCGGCAACAGCGCCCGGCGCTGGTCGCCCTCGCGGCCCTTCAGTTCGGCCGCGACTGCGCGCCACAGTCCGTACAGCCGATTGAGCCGCGAGATCTCGTCCTCCTCGCTTGCCTCGTACTGCTCCAGCGAAATCGCAACATAGCGCTCGACAAGCTCTTCGGCCGTCATGTTGCGAAGCTGCACGCGCTTGCCATGCGCGCGTGCCCCTCTCGCCTTCGCATGCACCGGCCCACCGGGCACGACACCGCTCGGCCCTCCCTCCGGAGTCCACCCGTCGTCATCGATCGCGTCCAGCCGGCTTCTCGACAGTTCAGCCGCAAGCTCCCGCGTCGCACCCGCGGCCCGGGCCCGGCCGGCGAGATGCGGGTGTGTGTAGAGTGAGAGCAGCGCTCGAAGCCCCTCGTCGCCGTCGCGCCATCGCAGCTCGTCCGCGATCGCCTCGATCTTCCGGTAATGGCGATCCCTGGTCTCGATCGCCGCGCCGTCCTCCCGCATCGCCAGCACGGCGAAGCGTTCGAGAAGCTCCGCAGTAAGGACCCCTCGCAACTTTGGATCGCGCACATGCAACGGCGGTTTGCCGCCCCACTTAGAGTCCGTTTGAGAACTGCGTTTCAGTGGCTGATGCGGCGAAGGAGGAGGCTCCCCATGGCGATGTGGATCATGGCCTCGGAGACGTCGAGCCTTTGTTCGTAGTCACGCACGAGGCGGCGCCAACGGACGAGCCA